CGCGATGCGCAGCCGGCGAGTAGAGTCGTCAACAGCACGGCGCAGCTTTTCATTTTCAGCGAGATCATTTGCTTTCTCCTGGGTTGCTTTGGCATCGAGGTCAGCGCGAGCCTGCTCTGCGGCACGTTGCTCATCCATGGCCTGGCTAACCTGAATGCGTGCCGCGTTACTGATTGCGGTAAGGTCAGCTTGATGTGCCAGGTCCAACTCGGCCAACCTTCCCTCGTAGCGCCAATTCTGCACGTGCCAAGCGCCTGCGGCTCCGATAAGCATGGCCAGCAGCAGGCCGGCCAACCTCACGCAAGCACCTTCAGTGCGGCGTGGTACAGCGCAAGGCGACTCGCCTCGCCACTGGCTACGCGCCCTTTGCAACCTGTGTTGATGAGACTGCCGATGTTCTGGATATCCTCGGCATCAGCCAGCGTATTAAGCCCACAGCTCGCCCAATACCAACCGGCAGACAGTGCCGCGTATTGAGGTTGCTCCAGCAGCTCGGGTTGATTGATCAGGTCAATCCCCAAAGTATCACCGCACGCGGCGTAGTTGGTCTTGCCGGTGACCTGAATCAAACCCCGACCACGGTATTTCCAGCCGTCGTCCGCTGCTGTATTACCCATGCGCTCGGCGTAGACGATGTTGGCGATCTGCTCAGGTTTATGAGCGCAGGCAGTGGCCCGTACAAAGTCGAAGTGGGAGGGCCAGGCCTTGAGCAGCTCATCGGCGCTGTAACTAAGGTTTTCCACCAGGCGTGTCAGTTGCTGCGACTCCTCCCCGATCTGGGAGATGAAGGCAGCAATGCGCTTGATGGTAACTATCCCGAACCGGCTCATGGCTGTATTCAGGACGGGGGCAAAAACGCCAGCTTGGCGGCCGGCGTTCGGGAGGATCTGCAGCAATTGCTGCTCGGTGATCGGCATATGGTTCACCACCAGCGATGACGTAAAGGACTGGCACGGTGGCCAGCATGACAATGGCGAGGCCGATGCAGCATCGGAGCCACGGCGATAACGCGGCTGAAGTTCAAGGCCTTCGTTGTTCAATTTGAGTATCCCTTTGCTATACTTCAAAAATGTTCCTTCTCTTGCGTTCTTCAAGGGGTGGAAACAAAAACCCCCGAACGTTTGCAGCGTCGGGGGTTTTGCTTTTTTCAGACACAAAAAAACCGCCTCTCGGGCGGTAACAATGTTGCAGGAACGATCAGCTGGGGATGGCTGGCCAGGCTGGCTTGGCAACATTTAAATCAACCAGCTTAAGTTCGCGGCAATAGGCTCGCCAAGCCTTAGCGGCAGTTGTTTCCTCAGCCGTAGCGCCACCCAGTTGCAGCGATACAAGGAGCGGGGTCATTGTTTGCGAAGCTTGAGCTAGCAGAAAATTAAGTTTTTCGGTATTACTGGATAAAATCTGCTCAACCGTAGGCGGCGGGAATGATTGTTTAGTAATTGCCCCATCAGCACCAAGTGTCCAGACACCATCAGTTTCACTAATCATGCGCCCCCATAACTTTTCATCAATCTTTATCGCCCCGGCAGGAATTGCATGGACGCCGCTAATAAGTCGAGCACTCAGGACACCATTATTATTAAATGTTGCGTATTTCATATAATTGCCTATTTACCTATCGCGATGTAAGAAAGCCCGGCCGCACCAGTTAATCCTGTATTTCTGGTTTTGAACGCGAATTTCTCAAGAGCTCCGCCGGCACCAGAGGCGCCGTCACTGAGATAAACGCTATAAGCGCCTAGCTGGGCGGCATTGTTAAATCCCCCTACAACGACTGCAAATGCGGCGTCTGGAAATGGAATTGGGAAATAAGTGGTGTTGGTTGTGCCCCCCTCCATCGTGAGCCCGCCGTCCCATTGAATGATTATGCCTCCCAACCATGTAGGGAAAATGACATACCCTGCCTTGGACAGTTGCAGCTGAATTCCGAGCCTGAGTTTTTTTGGAGTAATGGCCATGGTATCGTCGCGCCCTGCGTTTACCTCCTCAGCGGTCGCCACCTTCATTAATCCACATGCAGTTTCCGTTGCCTGAGTTAAGTATTTTGTAATGGCCTGAAATACTCCAAGGGCATTCATCGGTTTATGGGGGTCTGTTCCACCCTCGGCCTCTGATTGATCGGCAAAATTGACTCCGTAGCCGGCGAGCGTAGTGGACTTGTTAGCTTTGCCGGCTATCGCGACATTCACTTGCGCAGCCGTCATGCCATCCGTGATTCCGTAGCCGGCGAGCGTAGTGGCTTTGTCGGCCTTCTTAATCAAGGCAGTATCGACTTCGGTTTTGCTAGGAACATCGGTAAGTCCGTACCCATCTCGGGTAGTGGGTTTACCATTGATTTTGTTCCAACTACTGCCTGAAGAACTGATTTTGGATATGGCTTGCGCCAATTGGTTGTGTTGTTTTTTATCGGGGGCTATACCGGCTGCGGCAAGAATATTGATGTTTTCCATCATCAGCATATTCATAAATTCGGCAGGCATGATTGTTGCGACAGTGCCTGTCGCCGGATTACCGTCAGTAAAATAGCCCGCGGTGCCTGATGCGGTACTTGCGGGTAAGGCTGCCGCAGCCGTGGAGTTGTCGATTTGGTACATCTATGGCCTCACAGGTAGTGGAATTGTAAAAGGGTATGCGCTGGCCTGGCTTTGGACAGCTCGCACTCAAGCACTGCATTGCCCCAAGAGGTGAGAGGTTCTCCCATGGCGGACCGCCCCGTGCGGTAGTGGGTCAGGGTGTTCAGCGGCGAGTTAATGGCCCAGGTGAAGAACCAATCTTCGCCGCCAAGCTGCTGGCCGCAGACACTTTGTCCACACCGAAACGGTGCGTACTGAGTGATCGTTACGACGTACCCAAGGCCTAGGGCATAGGCTTGGAAAAAATGAATGGACTGCCCGCCACTGCTGGAAAAATGGGCAACCACCTGGCTGCGTCGCCCCTGAAGCGTCGGTGAGACGCCCGCACAGGGATCGGGTAAGCCTAGAGTGGCCTCCCACTCATTTAGAAAGTTGATGGTGCTGGCCGGAAACATGTCTTCGAGCAGGTTCAAGGCCGAATCGCTGAGCCGTTGAAAGGTTGGCGCGTAGCACGACATAGCCTGGGCCTGAAGGCTGCTCAGCTCTTTAGGCCAGACCCTCCCGCGAGGCAATAGACCAAGCAGCGCAGAGGTGAAATCGGCGCTGGTAAAGGATGGTTTAGACATAATTACTGAGCCCAGGTGATGGTGCCCAAGGTAGGCAGCCGTCCGAGTTTGTTCGGGATGTTTGCCACAGGCGACGTAATGACAAACCCTTTGGTCGCCGCGATTGCAGAGATGGCCGAGTCGATGTCAGAGATGTGTACGAACGTGCCATTCGATAGCGGGGCTCCTTGGTCAAGCAGAACGCCTTTAATTGCATCGCAGACAGCCGAACGGCTGGCCATGCTTGCCCCACTAAGGCCCGTGATCGTAAAGGGTATGGGATTGGCGATCGGCGCACAGACGTAGACCATCGCTGTCACAGGCTGCTGGGGGTAGATTGTGTTTGCGATGGTTAACTGATCGCCCGCGGCAAGATTTCCAGAGGTAACGCGGTTGTCACTTGGTGATATCCCATTGGCGCCTTGTGGAAAGCCTCCGTGGGCCGAATTGGCATGATCAAGCATGGCGTAAACCACCACCGTACCGGTACCGAAGGCGTTTGGTGCACACCAGGCGCGGGTGACACCAGGTACTCGTTTCGCCCACATGGGGTAATCCGAGCTCGCGCCTCCGTTGGGTACGCTTTGATAGGCTTCCAGCATTCGCCTATACAGCGATTCTTCTTGCTCCTGATCAGCCCCACCGGTAATTGCGGCCGTTACGGCACCGGTGGATTGAACACCATCCATCGAGGCGCCCAGCGTCATGAGGCTCCCCACCGGAGTATTCCCGGCCTCCCCTGCCAGGTCAGCCTTCACTTGCAGCACCAGCGTGCCGTCAGTTGAGACTTTAGCCACTGCTTGAGTCGTAAAGGTCACGGAGTCACTCCGTACCACCTGGGTGTGGACATCGACTGTTAGGCCCGGGGTTCCCCGAAACGTCACGTTGCCCACGGCTGCGGTTGCAGTTTTCCGATAAATTCTTTTCAGCGCCGCCCAGGCTTCTAGGTATTCCCCTGAGGCTGTGTAGGGCACACCTTGCTTCGCGATCCAGTCAAGGTATCCATAGTTTAGATGGGCCAGGCCGGCGACGGCTTTGCCGGTGATTTGCAAATTGGAAAAGCGCAGGAGCCCGTCGGCGGTGGGCAAACCGGAGGTGATATCCGCTGCGACGTGCGCACGTAGATCCGAGAGCGTAGGTCTCGTAAACGGCATGAGGTTTTCTCCAACAAAAGAAAGCCCACTTGGGGCGGACGGTGGCGGCGATCAGGACGGATTCCAAACCCAGTTAAAATTGAGCGGTGTGACCGTCCCGTTGCGATGGGTCACTGTGATAACCGTGTTCAGCCGGCTCCCTCCAGCAATAGCAGTGGCCACCTTCACACTGAGCGCGACCTGATCATCGAGAAGCCAGCGCAACGCCTCTTCCATGTAGGTCTTGGCGGTATTGGCAACGGCCTGTGTAAGCCGGGAGCGATCCAGAAGCCATAGGCGCGAGCCAATGGGCACGCTCTCGCCGACATCACCCCACCAACCACGCCGGTCATCGCCGCCGTCGGGAGGGATATCCGCATCATCCGCAATGCGGTCGGTGAAGAGGCTAATCAATACAGCGCTGGCCAGGTCATTGCCGCTGGCCAAAGCACCGCCAGTGATTGACCAATCCCCCGTGCCGGTTTCTACGATCCACGTAGTGGTGATATCGCTCATTGTTGAGGGCTCGGCGTGGTAGTGCCGCTCCCGTTGGTGTGCTGGTTGAACAGCAACCGATCAGCGGCCATGGTACGGACCTTGTCCTTGACGTTGCCGCCGGCTTCGATATCGCCGCTAACATGCAGGACCGGGGTATTCATCTGCACCGCCTCGGCGGCATTGATCGTGACGGTGGTGGCGTTGTTGACCGTGACGGGAGCGCCCTTCGCCTCGACGATGATGCCTCCCTCTTTGGTCAGGTGAATCGACTTGCCCCAGAGGTCATAAATCATGGACTCACCCTCCTGCAGGTTCGTGGGGCGACTGGTCTGGTGCCCTGTGGCAACCACCACCCCTTTGGATCTGTCGCCGCCCAGGAACACCATTACGACATCGGAGCCCGCAGGCGGTCGTGAGGTGAACCCAAACTCGGCGATACGTGGCGTACCGTCGCGGGTTTCGGAGTCGTTGAGCTTCACCTGTAGCAGTTGAGCGGTCTTGCTGTCGTCGCTGAACGTGACTCGCCCCCAACTGATTGCAAGCTGAATTCTGCGCATCATGCGCTGAAGTACACCGCCAAAATCACCGGGTTGATTCGTGGCTGAGGTCATTGATGAGCACTCTGGGAAAGTTCGCCATACAGCGGTGTGAGATTGATAGGGCGCGGCAAGAACGCTTCGGGTGCCATGAGCGTGAGCTCTGCGGTGGTTCCTGAGGTGCTGTTTTTCAGGAAGGTCACTTCGCTGATCAGCATGTTTTCGGCGGAGAATTTCAGTTTCGGCAAATGAACGGGGACCAGGGTGTTGGGCTCCCATAACGCGCCAGTTGAGTCTCGCCAACTATCAGCCGTCAGACGAATAACTTGAGAGCGACCATGACGTCTAGCTACCTCCCAGTCTGCGCGCCTGATCGCAATGTCGTTACCCAGCCCGCCGCCCTCGGAGATGATCACCAATGCCCGGTGCCGCCTACAGTTAAGGTCCTTTGCGGTATAGAGCTTGTTGCCGCTCTGGCCTAGTTCGGTAAATGTGTCGACGGACTGAATGTAAACGTTGTAGTCCGAGTAAATCTGGTCGGTTGAAAAGTCGATGTAGGCCCTCTCAACGTTGGCGCCACCGACAAAGCCACTGGCAGCACGCCGCGTCCCGGCCCGACTGAGGAAAAGGCTCCCGTCAGGCAAGTCGTAAGCCAGTACGGCAGAGAAACGTGCCATACGATCGATGATGTCAAAGACCGACTCCCCCAGCATCAAGTTGGTCTGAGGGAGCACCGGCAAATCACTAACATCCGTCGCAACCGATATGCCATATACCGCTGCCAGTTTTTGCGCGACCCCCAGCACGGTCTGATTGCTCAGTTGACCGCCAGGCCATTGCGCCGCGCAGTCGATCAAATCGGCGCACTTGGAGCGCCCGCTGACGCGTATTGAGTGATCGCCCGCACTGATGCTCGGGATGTAGTGATCCACATAACCGGTCACCACCGGGTCCTGGCCAAGTCGCACCTGGCAAGCAGCACCCGGCGCAAGTTCCAATCGGTCAAATTCCCTCGGGTAAAGCTCGGTCATGCCGATACTGAAGTCGCTGGGCAGGCGCTCTATGCCGCGAGTGACTCGAACATCCGTCCAGCCGGATATATCAAAACCACCCGACGTGATGGTCAGATCATCATCTTGCATGGGTAGCCTCACTAAGTTCAAACAGGGAAAGCGCCCTAGCGAGCCAGGGCTTTCACGG